CCCATCGGAATACCACTCGCTCTTAGCTATAGCCCTGTCACGTAAAATATCCAGATAAGATCTCCAAGCTATAGGATCGGATTGAAACGCCTTCCAATCGACCTTCCCGTTCCTCACGAACTTATCCATAGCCACATACCTGCTCCTGCGGATACGGGTCATGAAATCGGACGTGGCTTGCGATACCCTACGACCCAGTCTTTCCTCGACCTTCTTATTGACTTTCTCGATCTTATCGTAATAAGCCTGCACCATAGGTTTCTCACGATTCTCATCCAACCACCTATTTATCGCATCGAGATATCGTTGCTGATCCTCGAATGTCATGGCCGAGATATCAAAATTCTGGATACTTGGCTTGAATATATGATTGACCTCCTTTGTAATAGGTTTATCACCATCATATCCTATGATATCATCACGAGTCTTGACCTTAAGCCCCTTATCAGATAAAAGCATGTCGACAAGTTGCTTCTCGGTCTTACCCGTAACCTTTTTAAGATCATATATATCAATAATAGCTTTCGCCTGCTCTGTCCGATACAGTAAATCGTATTTGGCGAAATCACGGGACGAATCAAGGTAATCAGAGTTCTTACCGTTTATCTTCTGTATAAGATCCTCATTATCCTTTATCCCCCATCCACGCTCTTTCATCATCTTCGTCATCTTATTGATATTAGCCACGCCCTCAACATGAGCGTCGTTATAAGCCTTGGCAAGACGTTGCCCTAACATGCCTAAGATAGCGTTCCCGCTATGTTCTAACGTCCCGAAAAACCGGGACATGACATTGATATCCTTATGGATGTTATCTATCAACTTCTTTATCCCATTCCAATATCTTTCTGGGATATTAAACATCCGGAGCTGTCCATCCAGCCAATCCTCGTTACGATCGCTACGAAGGGCGTTTATATCAGACATAGATGTCTCAGCCATCCGCAATATATCATCCATATCCTCTACCATGCCAACCTTGTTGTTGCCATAATAATCCGCCGCCTGATTATTGACGAATCCACGAAGATTCCTGATTAACGGTACTATCTCCCCATATACGTTATCAATAACCTGTATCGTCTCATAATCCAATCCTTTTCCGCTCTTACGTAAGCTGTTGGCGACAGTGACCAAATATTCCATCTCAGCCTTGGCGGTCGCTATGACACTCTTGGTAGATAACAGGTTGTTGTTTTTATTAAGCTCGCCCCCGACTTGTCTCACCTTCTCGCCTATATCACGAAGAAGGGAGATACTCTCACCGATCCTCTGGCTTTGGCTTGATCTCATCCTCTGCAATCTGGTGTATAGCCTTTCCAATGACCTACCGTTCTTGATCAACTTATTAGCCACGTCAACGTCCGATAACGAGTACATGAGATGATCGCTATCCTTTAGCAGAAGCACGTCAAAGGCGCTTGGATCATCAGCTAACGCCGACTCCTTTATCCTGTCAAGTACCTTATTTAAATCCGATCTTTGGCTGGAGAAGAAATTACGTATAGCTCGTACCATCCTGCCAAACAATGAGAGCTGGGCGTCCTCGGACGAGGTCAGATCCTCTACCGCCTGCTCCATGCCCGGAACGAACCGCTGGGCCAACGTCTTACCTAGGATCTCCCGCTTCACCATCCGATCCAGCTCCTCTCCTTGGTATTCCTTCCCATACACCTCATAGTAACGACCAGCGAACTGATTCCATAACGACGTGCCGACAACAGAATCCAGCACCTCGTCAATCTCCTGTTGGTTACGATAAGTATCGACCAAGAAATGAGCCACCTCCTCATTGAGATCCTCTACCGTAGCCCCCTCAGCCAAGGCGATAACCCCATTGGCCATGTCAGATAAGGCCCTAGCCGAAGGATCCACGCCATTACGCATCTTATACTTATCCATATACTCAGACATACCCATCACACGGATACCTAACGTGGATAAGATATTGGTGATATCAGTCCTATTCTGGAGATCCTCCGCCTTCTCGTTCTCGATAACCCCACGGACATTGCTTCCGTACAAAGCGTTATCCTCCATCATCAACGACAAGGCTAGCTCCATGAATCCATCATACTTGTTATTAAGCTCCTCAAACTTACCTTGCCTTAACATACCCTTGATCTCCGATCTGCTTACCGTAACCTTCTCCCCGGACGTAGTGATAAGATCAAGATCATTACTTACCTCCGTATCAAAACCTATAGAACCCAATACGTTCATTTCGGAGGACTGACTTCCAAATCTATTTCTAAGACTAGAGAAGGCATCCATAGCGTTATAGATCTTAAGACCATCAGAATTGCCGGCTCCAGTAAGATAATATCTATCCCCTAGCCTTATACGTTCCCCACTCAACATACCTTTCTTGATAAGGTAATTAACAAACCCTCCACGAGTGCTTACATCTGAGTTTGAGCTAATACCAAGGACCGGGATGAATGACCCACTGTTATTAAGGGTTATGGAGGAAGAGCCAAAGGAGATATCAGCCGTACCGGACGGGACGTCGCTCTCCTCGACACTGCCGGCCAAGAACCCGGCCTCGACCCGCCCACCGGACGATCCTTTTATGGCGTTGGCGTAAGATTCGTGTATCTTGCCGTCATCCGATCTAAAGAACAGGCGAGGCTCACCGGAATCATATACCAATCTTGAAGATGGAGGAGTATAATTCTCAATATTATTTAACGGCAAGACATTGCCAGAAAATATGATCTCCCCGTCTATACTTCCGCCTTTCACCCTAATATTAGGTCGTTGCCCGGTAAAAGCGCTTTCCACGGCCTTCCATAACATACGGGCTGTCTCCTTAATATCTATATTCTCCCTGATAGCCCTTATATCATCCCATGACGCCTCTTTCAGTATCGTATCGCCAATATTATCCTCGTTTATGGAATCCAAATCCACCTCCTGTACCGTGGATGTATCTACCACCGCCATATCACTGACCTCACCTACCTCTCCGGAAGTAAGATAAGCCACTACATTGTCGCTATTCCCAAGGCTTCTGGCCAACGCCGGGGCGTCCATATCACTTATGGCAGACAAGACCTTGGCTGACATAAGTTGTCCCCACTCGCTAGCGTTAAGTCTGGCACTTATGGATCTGGCGGCCTCCTTATTCCTTGGTACGGACTTCGTCCAGTCACCGAACTTAGACCTGAACTTATCGTTATAAATAGTCATATAAGCTTCAGCGGTCTTATTAAGGTCACTTACGGCGGCTATACCCGCTATCTTATCGAACAAGGTAGATACCTCTCCGGAAGGGGTCAAGACACGGATTATCTTACCTTCCTTATTTCTTTTAATTACGCAACTCGACATAACTTCATGTTTTTGACAAAGATAAACAAAAAGCCCCCACAAATAAGCGGAGGCTGATATTCTTGTGTTCCTTATATAATTTATGGCTTAATCCGTATTCTTACTATTGATGAACTCGCTAACACAATCACCAGCGAAGCCGGCTATATACGCCGCATGTTCATCCTCCCCGACCTTAAATCCAAGCGACATATTACAGAACTGACACACGCTCATGGCTATATGGAACGACTCATGACATATATTTCTCATCATTATATCATCGTCGCTTGAAAAATTCCAAAGTATGGCGAATTTACCATCATCGTCCCTATCCCTTACCAGATTCACGAAAGACGCTTCCTTATCCATATCATCCTTATCACCCCATTCTCCCTTATGATCCGGCTCCATGTTCTCGAAACGGTTACATAACGTCTCGTAATCCAATCCTACCGTGATAATCAACTTCAACGGATATACCACGAAATCAAATTCCTGCTCTCTCATAATTTTTTTAATTTTTCTATAACCTCAAAACACATCTTGCACTCAATCCTACGATACAACTGCCTTACGCCATCTATCGTAGTCCAATAACGACCACCCTCACGGTGCAGGAACTCACTCATTACCTTAGTGTCAGCCACATCATGTAGGTCATATGAGTCAAAACATAACTTACATATATCGTCAAGATCAAAATAAGTAACCTTATT